TGTACGGTATAATAACCGGGAAATACAAATGATTTTTGATGTTATGGCGGCTCCGGAGCGGTGGCATAGCTTAACAAGCGAGATAGCGAACTACCTTCATGGTCAGCGGCTTAAGGTGATTCTGGACAGTGATCCGGATTATTACTTTATCGGCCGGCTGGCCCTGAATTCCGAGAAGAGCGATTTCTACATGAACCACATCACGATCACCGGAGACATGGAGCCATACAAATATGAAATGTATTCCGGTATCGATAAATGGAAGTGGGATTCTTTTAGTTTTAAAAACGGGATTATACGAAATTACAAAGATCTTGTTGTCGATGGGAACCGGACTGTACGTATAACAGGAAGGAAAAAGCAAATTGTTCCTACGTTCATCTGTTCGGCAGTTTTAGAGGTGGAGTGGCAGGGAATAAAATATCCGCTGCCTGCCGGAGAAACGAAGATATATGCAATAGCGATACCAGAAGGAGAGAATAAACTGATCTTCTATGGAAATGGAACAGTGAGCATTGATTATAGAGGAGGGATTCTTTAATGTACAGAGTAACCGTTATCACAGACGGTATAGAATACCCACTGCATGAGCCACGGGACAGTGATGGAGAGTTACAGCTGATTGATCCGGTGGTCACTCCGGAGATGGGGAAAAATGGCAGCTTTACTTTTCGAATATCTCCGCTGCATCCTAACAAGGATAAGATTCAGGCATTAAGAAGCGAGATTACAGTATACGATGATGAAGAAATCCTGTTCGCAGGGCGGCCGATCGGAGACGAGAGCGACTTCTATAACATAGGAAAAGCGACCTGTGAGGGGGAACTTGCCTATTTATTGGACAGCATTCAGCGTCCATATAAGTTTACCGGGAGCAGTGCGGCCTTCTTGCGGCAAGTGCTGGAGGTGCACAACAGCCAGGTGGAAGAACGGAAGCGTTTTGAAGTGGGGAATATCACTGTCGCCGATATAGCGCCGGAAATACAGAGGTCAAATACTTCATGCGCCAATTCTCTGGAGACCCTGAAAACACAGCTTGTGGCAGTTAATGGCGGATATCTCAGGGTACGCAGAGCCGGCGGGAAGAAATACCTGGATTATGTCAGCGATTACGGAGGGATAAACAGCCAGCCAATCCGGTTTGGGGAGAATCTGCTTGATCTGACCCGGTATGTAAAGCCCACATCAATCATTACGGCTCTCATTCCGTATGGGGCGACGCTTGAAAGTAACAACACAGAAGAGGAAGAGAAACCTATTGATATCACGACGGTAAATGACGGAAAGGATTATATATACGATCAGGATGCAGTGAATGCTTACGGCTGGATCTGGGGGACCCAGACGTTCGATGATCTAACAGATCCGGAGGCATTACTCAGCCGCGCGCGGGCTTACCTTACGGAGTGTGTAGCCTTGCCGGTTACATTGGAGCTCACGGCGGTTGACCTGGGGCTGATTGATGTTGATGTGCAGAAACTTAAAGTAGGATACTGGACGCAGGTAGAAAGCGTACCGCATAAGATCAGTCGGCGGTTCATGCTGTCGAAAAAAGCGATCCATCTGGACAATCCGGGGAAAGACGAAGTGATCCTTGGACAGACGCTTCCCAGCTTTACAGGGGCCGTGAGCAAGGGGCAGATGGAGATATCAGACCGTATCAAACGTGTGGCGGCCAGTGCAAGCCGCGAGATCAACAGGAAGGTAGAGAATGCCACTCAGCTTATTACAGGCGGCAAGGGCGGCTATGTAGTGCTTGATGTAGACGATCCGGACACAGGGAAGCGGTCCCTTCCGTGGCGCATTCTTATCATGGACACGCCGGACAAAGAGACAGCAACCAGTGTGATCCAGCTTAACAAGAACGGGATCGGCTTCAGCCGGACGGGGATCAATGGACCATATGACAATGCCTGGACCATAGATGGGAATCTGGTAGCTGATTTTATCACAACGGGAACTATGCTTGCCGACCGGATCCGCGGCGGTATCCTTGAGGTGGGCGGCGCTGGCCTGGCGCGAGATGGTAGTATCGCGGTCAAGAATGTACAAGGCGAGATAATCGGTACCTGGGATAAGACCGGGCTCCATGTGTTGTTAGGTGTAATTGAAGGCAGTACGATCAAAGGGTCTAAGATTATCGGCGGTTCCATAAATATCGGTGATGGCACTTTTGAGGTGGACAGCGACGGATCAGTGATTATCAATTCCGGCGAAATCAACATAGGAAACGTGATGATTACACAGAATTATACATGGCTGGGCGATTTTGGAATATCCAGTACAGGAGATGGTTTGTTTTATAGTCGTGATTCCGGACACTCAGTACAAATCTATTCTATATCTTACCCTGATATGAATGGCCCTGCAATCGTATTAACTAACGGAAATTATACAACACGTTTGGGATATGGAAGTCTTGATACTTATGATATTACATTACAGGCATTATATGATGAATACGGGCCATCATGGATAAGCGTATCAGATAATATTATTGAATTATGGAATCGCTTAATAGCACTTGAAAATTCAATTTAGAATTGAGGAGGGTTGAACTGATGAATAAAATAGAATATAATGTAGATAAAGGAGGTGATAAGTATGTTTATAAAACGACGGTTATTTCTTTTATCTATGTTATTTTCACTATTTTTTTCTATCAATATATATGCTATGCCAAAAAACTTAAATACTAAAGAACCTATTTCACCAACACCATTAAATGATAGCAGTTTTCAAGATGGTAATCGATGGACATGGGTGAATGATAATTTATGTGTACAGTTTCGGACTGGAGGTCCGGTTAATACCGCTATTACTAGGGAACAATTACAAAAAAGATACGATCTTGGCTTATTAAATCACTGGTACGAAGATGGGAAAATAAAAGAGCGTGAAACATATTCCGGTAAATGGTCACAGGACGAAGACGGTATATGGTCATTTGTATTTGATGATAACACAATTCCAGCTGAAATAACTAAGATTGACGATGTTTATTATGCTTTTAATAATTATGGAGAACTACGAGAGGGTGTAGTGTATTATGGAAAAGCGAAAACGCCCTATGATAACACTGGAACCCTGACAACCGGAGCCGACGGAGTAGTTAATTCAGACGATCCGGAGTTTCTGGCTTGGCTGGAAACGCAGTACGTACCGGCGTGCACGAGTCACGAATAAATAAGATACTGAACACAGAGCGAGGAATAACTTCCCCGCTCTTTTTGTATGCCTAAAAAGTGAGGTGATTATATGGCAGATATTAGCAAAGAAATACAGGCTTTTCAGGACGCGGAATATGGCGAGGAAGTCCGCGGGTCTATGATATCCCTGGCTGAGAAAGTTAATGACGAAGTTGTAAAAGGTACTGTTGATGCTAAAGCAGCGGCTCAAAATGCAAATAAGGCGGCAGCTGATGCAGATGCCATACGGCAGGATCTTCAGTACAAAAAGGAAACCGATTATTGGAGAGGAAGGCCAGGAGAAAGTGGAATCACTGCTTTAGCTTCTGGAATGTTTACACTGGCACTCGACCCGACGACGTATGACTTGTATGCATATTATCCGGATGCAGATAATCCCCCCGCATTTGAATATGAGAAAGCGACCGGAAACCTATACTATCTGATCGATGATTAAAAGTGAGGTGCAATATGATAGTAGCGAAGTTTACAAGCGGCTGCACAACAACGGCTCATGGATTAACTCAGTGGGATTACGGTCAGGAACTTGTACTTGAATGTGCAGGGCTGGAAATACCTGACGGCACAGAGATCAATTACTATCAGGGGAAATTGTCCAGTATAGCATACATGAAAAGCAATCATGTAATGATTCCCGATATAATGTTGCAAAGTGCTGACGACATAACCGCATATGTGTATATCCGATCTCCGGCCAGCGGTGAAACTGTTTTATCTGTCAAACTACCTGTACGGGAGCGGCCGCAACCTGATAATTATGTGCTTCCAGAGTATAAAGATTATACAAGGCTCCTTCCCCCAGGCGGGGACGCAGGTCAGGCACTTATAAAAGCGACGGATCAGGACTTTGATACACAATGGGTTGATGATGCAGGCATGGAGGAAATGACAGATGCCGAAATCGATGCAATGTTTTTAAATTAAGGAGGACCAAATGGGAAAATATTTTTCTTCTGAAAATGCTATAAGGTATTGGAATAATACAAAGAACTGGGTCATGGATCTTTTTGTGGCTAAGGTTGACGGGAAAGGACTGTCTACAGAGGATTATACTACTGCTGAGAAAAACAAGCTGGCTGATTTGCATAATACTACTGTAGATAGCGCGTTATCCAGCACATCAACAAATCCGGTACAGAATAAGGCAATCAATACAGCTTTAGCCGGTAAGGTACCGACAACTCGTAAGGTTAATAACAAGGCACTTTCCGCAGACATTAACCTTACGGCGGCTGATGTGGCAGCGATCCCGGCAGCACAGAAAGGCGCGGCCAGCGGAGTGGCGGAGCTTGACGCATCCGGGAAGGTTCCCGCAGCGCAGCTTCCCAGTT